TTTAACGGTAAGTCTGCGGATGCAATGTCTGGCCAACAGAACGAAATGGCACAGAATGCTGATGCTCAGATGGGTGAGTTACAGCAAGAGTGGGGCAAGGACTTTGATGCCAACATTGAAGCGGGTCGTAGGGCTGCGCGTCAGTTTGGTGTAGGCGAAGAGATGCTGACCAAGATGGAAAACGCACTTGGCACGAAGGATATGCTCAAGTTCTTTTCCAATATTGGCAAAGGCATGGGCGAGGATTCGTTTGTTGATGGCAATGGCGGCGGCAAGTTTGGTATGTCACCAGAGGCGGCACGGGTGCGTATCACTAGCCTGAAGGCAGACCCAGCGTGGACTGCTAAGTACTTGGGCGGCGACGCTGATGCCAAGTCAGAGCTGGAAAGATTGATGCGAGCAGGGTATCCAAGTTAATCATGGATATTGCACAAATACGCATAGAGTGTATAAAATTAGCTAACCGCAGTGATTTATTACCCAACGAGGTCGTAAGTCGTGCGAAAATATATGAAGAGTATCTTCTGGATAACTTGGAAACAAGCCCAGTGGCACGGCGGGGAAGGCCGCCAAGCAAGAAACCTGCTTTAGTGGTTAGAAATGACCCCGCGTAATCGGACAAGTCTTTCGGCAAATTGTTTTTCTTTACTCAACTATTTGTGGAGGACTTGAATCATGTCATTCAACGTCACAACGCACTTTGTGCAGCAGTACACAACCAACGTACAGTTGTTACTGCAACAGAAGGGTTCTAAGCTCCGTAACACAGTTACGGTTGGTTCTTACACAGGCAAAGCTGCCAAGGCCATCGAGCAAGTTGGTCCGGTTACTGCCCAGAAGCGTACGATCCGTCACGGTGACACGCCTCTGATCAGCACACCAGCCGATGCACGTTGGGTTTTCCCAGTCGATTATGAGTGGGCTGACCTGATTGATGACCAGGACAAGCTGCGTATGCTGATTGATCCCACGAGTTCATATGCTCAGAACGGTGCTTACGCACTCGGACGTGCAATGGATGACGAGATCATCGCTGCATTCTTTGGTGTTTCAAAGACAGGCGAGAACGGTTCGACCAACACATCATTTGGCGTAGGCCAAGATGTTGCGGTTGCCACGGGTTCGACTGGTGCAACAGGCTTGAACATCAGCAAGTTGCGTGAAGCCAAGAAGATCTTGATGGAAAATGAGGTTGATGTTGATACAGATCCTTTGTTTTGCATCATCACCGCAGAGCAGCACGACGATTTGTTAAACGAAGCTCAGGCTATCTCGCTCGACTACAACACCCGTCCGGTGCTTGTTGACGGCAAGATGACCGCATTCATGGGTTTCAACTTCATCCACACCGAGCGTTTGCCCGTTGATGGTTCGAGCTACCGACGTGTTCCAGCCTTTGCTAAGTCTGGTATGCACATGGGTCTGTTCAACGACATCTCTACCATGATTTCTGAGCGTGCTGACAAGGGTTACTCAACCCAAGTCTATGTGAAGGGAACCTTTGGTGCTACCCGCACCGAGGAAGGTAAAGTTGTTGAAATCAAGTGCGCTGAATAAGGGGAATACAAATGGCTCAAACTTACGCACCTGAAGTCGCTGGCTTAGGCACAACCCCAATCACCAACTCGTTTGGTGGTGTACAGGGTGGTCGAGTCCGTCGTTTCCGCGCTACTGTCCCATTTACGGGTCAGGCCATTGCGGACACGGTGGTATTGGCTAAAGTACCTGCTGGTTACACCTTTGCCTATGGCATTATCAACGCTACCGCTACCCTTGGTGCTTCTGCTACCATCGCAATCGGTGTTGCTGGTACTGCTGGCAAGTATCGTGCTGCTGCTGTTCAGACCGTTACAGGCCCAGTCCTGTTTGGTGTGGCTGCCGCTGCCGATGACGCTCCCTTGACTGCCGAAGAAGATGTGATCTTGACGGTTGCTGTTGCTGCTCTACCGATTAGCGCAGAATTTGCCGTTGTTGATTTGTACTTCTCTGCACCTTAAGGCAATTGACGGGGGGCTACGGCCTCCCGTCTCTACTGGGGATATAAATGGCTACACCACACTACTACGGCATTGAACTAGGCCTTGCGTTGGACACGGTGACTGATGGCGCGGCAAGCACCACCAAGTCAGTCGAGGTCGTTGTTGAGTTAGACGACAACCCAACGAAAGAGCAAGTTGTCCTTGCCTTACAAAACATTAGAGATTACCTACTGCAAAGTCCTTGGCCACCCGCTTGAGGTGAGTCATGACTTCACAGGTTGATATTGCTAATCGTGCATTAACCAAGCTCGGCGCGGCTCGAATCATCTCGTTTGGGGATGACAACAAGCAAGCACGAGCTGTTTCTTCTATGTTTGACATTGTGCGGGACGCTGAATTGCGCTCGCACATTTGGTCGTTTAGTGTCAAACGTGCATCATTGCCAGCATTGGTCAGCACACCAGACTGGGGCTTTAAATACGAGTACCAGCTCCCGTCTGATTCGTTGCGTATCTTGATGGTTAATGACATTTACCCTGGCCCATCGCTTGAGGACTACCGCAACCAGCCCGTTGCTGACTACTCAATTGAGGGCAATAAGATATTGGCCAACTTTGCTGCGCCACTAAAGATTCGCTACAGCAGTCGGGTATCGGATACGACGCAGTGGGATGCCATGTTTGTCGAGGCATTTGCTTGTCGGCTGGCAATGGAGATGGCCGAGGATTTAACTCAGTCCAATACCAAGCGTGAATTGGCTCAAGCTGAGTACATGGCATCATTGCGTGGTGCAATTCGTGCTAGTTCTGTTGAACAACCACCACAAGCACTGCCTGACAACTCTTGGTTGTTGAGCAGGCTATGAGAGTACCGGAGTCCGATCACACTGCAATGCGCTACGTCGTCAATAGAGACGAAGCGGTGCAGCACATCATTGAAGGAATCGTGTTCTATGCGTATTCCAGCCGAGGCAATGGCAATCAGTTGCCTGATGATGGCAATGTAGATATTGTCGTGACTCCACCAGTAGATAATGAGATTGGCATTGGGTTTATAACCCGCATTGGTGGTGACGCTGAGTTTAAGGTGTACGAAAATGTATCAAACGTGGTCGGCGGCACGATATATGTGCCAAAGAACCGCAACCGTGCATCAAGCAGAACAGCTCAAACAGGCGTAATTATTCAGCCAACAAGCCTTACAACAAATGGCGTGTTGTACGAGGAAATCATCGTAGGCGGCTCTGGCGGCAATGCGGCAGGAGCATCACTGGAAGGTGATTACGCTATTCTTAGAGCAGATACATCGTATTTGTTTAGGCTGACTAACAGGTCAGGGCAAACCCGCATCGCAGAATTGTTTGTTCAATGGATTGAATATGTCTAAAGCCAGCCCTATTCAGACATCTTTTAACGCTGGCGAGCTGTCACCACGGCTTGATGGTCGGGTTGACCTTGGTAAGTATGCGGCTGGGTGCAAACGCCTAGAAAATTTCATACCAATGATTCAGGGTCCAGCCCTGCGTCGGTCAGGCACTCGGTTTGTCAATGAGGTCAAGACCAGTGCTGACCGCACATGGTTGGTTCGGTTTGAGTTCAGCGAGACGCAAGCCTATATCCTTGAGTTTGGCAACCAATACATCCGGTTCTACACCAACCACGGCCAAGTGCTGTCGGGCGGCTCGACATACGAGATTGCGTCGCCATACACTGCGGCTGATTTGGCCAACGCCAACGGTACGCTACGGCTACGTTATGTGCAGTCAGGTGACGTGATCTATATCGTTCACCCAAGCTATGCGCCACAAAAGCTGTCGAGGTTTGGTCCAACCACTTGGACGCTGGCAGCAGTTGATTTTGAGGGCGGTCCTTTCCTAGACATTGACCCTGACGAAACCACGACTGTGTTTGCATCGGCGGCCACGGGTACGGTTACGATCAAGGCATCTGGTAACATCTTTGCGGCAACGGACATTGGCACTCGGTTGCTGATTGAGGCTAAAGATGGCGGCGATATTATCCCGTGGGAAAGCCAAAAGGATTTTGGTGTTGGTGTAAACCCGCTGAACGAGCGTCGCAGGTCTGATGGCAAGATATACATTTGCGCCACGAATGCAACGCCTGCTGCGGGGCAAGCGGTCTATACTGGATCTACCAGACCAACCCACACCGAAGGGACGTACAGAGACGGTTCTGGCACGATTACAGGCACATCTCTGGATGGCAACATCGGGGTGGATTGGACATACGAGTCTTTAGACTACGGAATTGTGCGCATAACTGGGTTTACCAGTGCGACTGAGGTCACAGCAGTTGTTGAGTTAACGCTGCCATTTAACGCGGTCTATACGCCAGCAGGGTCATCGCAAAACATCACGTCTATTGCCTCTAATGGAGCCAGCGAGGTTCGGGTTACATTGGCAGGTCACGGCTACACAAGTGGCAACACCATTAACGTGTCGATTAATGCTGATTATGACTACACATACAACGATGATTCAGTATCTTGCGGTGGCACTGGCGGCACGTTAAACGGGTCAACAAACCTAAACACGGCTGGCACATACAGCATTTATGTTATCGACAGCAGTACGTTTGACATTACTGGGCTTGCATTTCCAACCAGCAAACCCGTTGACTACACATACCAAGACGACTTAGGGTCTGGCTGCGAGGCGATTGACGATACCGCAACAGGCACATACGATGCGTTTACGGCTGGTACGGTGCAGTTATTGGCCAGCGGTGCGGCATCAAATGTGACCCCAAGGTGGGCATTTAGTCGGTGGTCAGCGATTAGGGGATACCCTAGTCAAGTGGCATTCTTTCGTGAGCGATTGGTGTTCGCTACTAAACAAACGATTGATATGTCGGTGGCCGCAGACTTTGAAAATTTCTCGGATCGCAACACGTCCGGCGAAGTGTCATCAGACATGGCCATTGCCATCGAGGTGTCTTCTGATACTGTAAACACGATTGAGTGGCTGTCACCATCGGACGGGTTACTGATTGGCACGGCTGGGGGCGAGTTTGTTGCGGGTGAAGTGACGACTGACGAGCCATTGGGACCAGGCAACGTAAAGATTACCCAACAATCATTGTTTGGATCGAAGTCGGTCATGCCGTCACAGATTGGCGATGTCGTCTTGTTTGTACAACGCTCAGGCAAGAAGCTGCGTGAATTGCAGTATGAGTTTTCCAGCAATGGGTACAAGTCGAGCGATTTAACCGTGCTGGCAGACCACATTACCAATGGGGGTATCGTTGATGTCGCATACCAACAAGAACCACACAGCATTCTTTGGGCTGTCAGAACAGACGGGCTATTACTTGGATTTACTTACAACCGCGAACAGGACGTTCTTGGCTGGCATCGCCATCCCATTGGCGGTAATGCCATTGTGGAGTGCATTGAACACATTCCAAACCCAAATGGTACGCAAGATGATCTCTGGCTGATTGTGCGGCGCACGATTAATGGGCAAACCAAGCGATACATTGAGTATCTTGAGTCAGACTTTACTGAAGAAAACGTACTAAGTGATGCGTTTTTCGTGGATTCTGGGCTGTCTTACAGTGGTGCGGCCACGACGACGTTGTCAGGGCTGAGTCATCTTGAAGGTCAAACCGTACAAGTGCTGGTCAATGGGGCAACCCATCCTGACCGAGTGGTAACCAGTGGCTCAATTAGTTTGCAAGTAGCGGCCACCGCAGCGTCAGTGGGCTTGGGTTACGACTCAACACTAGAGACAATGCGTCTTGAGGCTGGTGCGCGTGACGGCACGGCACAGGGTAAGACCAAACGGGTCAACAAGGTGGTGATTCGGTTCTTGCAAACGGTGGGTGCGGTGGCTGGACCAGACGAGAACACTTTGGATCGCATACAGTTTCGCACTGGCTCTGACCCAATGAACCAGTCTGTGCCATTATTTACTGGCGATCAACTTATGGAATGGCCGTCGGGTTATGATTTCGATGGGTACATAGTGGTCAAGCAAAACCAGCCATTGCCCATGACAATTATTGCAATTATGCCGCAGGTTACAACTCAGGATAGGTAAATGGATGTCGTACCATTCGAGGCGGGTCATATAAGAAGCATTATGTTGCAACCGCAACAACAACAGTTTTTCCAGTATTTCAACCCTGACTACGCTGAAGCACTAAAAGAATCAGGCCCAGCATTTACAGGTATTTGTGATGGGCGCATATTAGGGTGTGCAGGAGTGGTCAAACAGTGGGAAAATAGAGCCATTGCGTGGGCATTGTTATCAGGTGATCTTGGTAACGAGTTTGTCAGGATACACAGAGCAGTTAAGCGGTTCCTTGATATGTCTGAATTTAATAGAATTGAGGCTCATGTCGAGGCAAATTTTGAGCAAGGGCATCGCTGGATTCAGATGCTAGGGTTTACCCAAGAGGGGTATATGAGAGAGTTCAACCCAAACGGCGGCGATGCGTGTTTGTATGCGAGGCTAAAAAATGGCTGATCCAGTAACTGTTGGTGTACTAATAGCGGCAAGTACGGCAATGACGGCTGTTGGGACAATCCAACAGGGTCAGGCTGCGGCTGCTCAGGGACGCGCACAACAACAAGCACAGCAGTACAACGCTATTGTCAAACAGCAAAATGCGGCACTGGCTAGACAACAGGCAGGCGCACGCGAAGAGCAACAACGTCGGCAAACACGTCAGGTATTAGGTCAACAACGTGCGGCACTGGCGCAAGCTGGTATCGGCATGGGTGGATCGGCGTTAGACATTGAAGAACAATCAATGGTCAGGGCTGAATTGGATGCATTGACGATTGCTTACGAGGGCGACTTGCAAGCTAGTGGGCTATTGGCTGCGGCGCAACAAGATATTTACATGGGTGAAGTGGCCAAGGCTCGTGGTGACAACGAGCGGACAGCGTCTTATGTGTCTGCTGGTGCGTCAATTCTATCTGGTGCGGCATCGTATGGTGCGTACAGCGGCGGGCTTGCTGGATCACCCAGCGGCGGCTTTGACACAGGCTATCGTGGCCAAACGTTTCCAGTAAGCGGCGGTCAAAGTATTTCTGTAAGCCCACTGCGATAACAATGGAATAAACATGGCAAGAATACCAGTCATTCAAGAGCGTCAACAAGTTGGTCGGCTAATGGCTGTGCCGCAATTGTCTGCGCCAGATTCGGGTGCGGGTGCGATTGGCCGCAGTATGCAACAGGTAGGGCAAGCATTAAACCAAGTGGCTAACACTGCGACGTTGATTGAGAACGAGAACGGCAAAGCGTACGCATTGAAGGCTTCCGGCCAAGCAAAAGAGGAAATGACGCAGTATTTCTTGAAATCACAGGAAACCGCACAGCCTGGCGCACAAGGATTTACCAAAAAGTTTGACGCTGACTTTCAGCAATATGCCAACAAATTGCTGGAGCAAGCACCAGAAGGGTCTGCCCGTCGGTTCTTGGGAACCAGCCTAGAGCAATTGCGTGGGTCGCTAAGTTCACAGTCCCTTATGTTTGAGGTGACCGAGGGTCGTGCGTATCGTTTTAGTGAGGCGCAACAAGGCATAAACTTAACAGCCAACGCGCTATACAACAACCCCAGCCAAGAAGAGTACCAAAAGTCACGCGGTGAATTGCAGGCTGGCATTGATTCAATGTCGCTGACACCAGAGCAAAGGCGCAAACTTAACGAGATTGCTTACCAAAAGCTGACAACTGCGACGGTTGATGGTCAGATCAATGTCAACCCACAAGCGTTTTTAGACACGGTGAACTCTGTCGTAGGCGGCAATTATGACCGCGATAAACTGCAAAATGCACAAATTTCTGTAGAAAGTGCGGGTCAAGCAGGCGCAATCAGCCCTAAAGGCGCAACTGGTTTGATGCAAGTTATGCCAACGACGGCAATGAAGCCAGGCTACGAATTGCCAACCATTTTCCAATTTGCTGATTCGCAAGGTGTGCCATATGTATCTACCGATCCTGAGTCAGCCAAGAAGCTGCTTAAAAACCCAAAGATTGGTGCTGCGTATGGCCAGATGTACATGGACGCTATGCTCAAGGAGTATGACGGCAACCTAGTCCATGCGCTGGTGGCGTATAACTGGGGGCCAGGCAATGCTAACAAGTGGATTGCTCGCCATGCAGACCCAAGCCAGTTACCAGAACAGACACGCAAGTATGTCCCTAAAGTGCTGGGCAAAGCTGGCATTAGCGCAAGTTTCGATGGCAAGACAGTAAGCACTGGCAATGCGGCGTTCGACAGTTTGCCGTTTGAGCAACAACAGCAATACATTCAGCGAGCCAACACTCGGGTCAAGCAACAACAAGCTGAATACCGAGTCAAGCTAGAGACACAGGTGTCGGATGCCAACGCAATGGCTATGAACGGCATTGTGGATGAGCGCCAGTTATCGGTTGACCAGTTTGTCAGCGCGTATGGTCCAGACAAGGGTTTGAAAAACTTTCAGGTATACAAAGACAACCAAACAATGGCAACTGACATTGGTATGTTGAAAGACCTGCCAATGGATCAGATATCTAGAAAGGTCAAGGCATACGAGCCAGAGGCTGGCGAAGGGTTTGAGTTGGCTGAAAAGCGGTCCAACATCATGCGGCAATCGGCATCAAGGGTAATCCAGATGCGTAACGATGATCCGGTGACATATACACAGACCACTAGCCCAGATGTCACAAAGGCATATGAGGCATACCAAAACACATTGTCCGAGCCTGGTGCGTCCATGCAAGCCATCGGTGCGGCAGCGCAAGATTATGTGTCTCGTTCCATTGCTGAACAGCAGCGCATCGGCATTGCCGAGCCAAAGGTCTTGTCTAAGCCAGAATTGGACAGTCTAGCTCGCAGGATTTCAACGGGCGATGAGAATGCAGCCAATTTGGTTATGTCGATTGAAGCCACATATGGGTCGCAATACTTTCCACAAGTTATGGATGAGTTGCTTGCGGCTGGCAAGTTGTCCAACGCAATGGTTGTTATTGCTGATCTAGACAGTCCTAGCGCACGCGAATCAGTGGCAAGACTTGCTAATATTCCAATGGCTGATCTTAAAGCAGGCATTGATGCGGTAGACATTAAAGACATTAAAATAAACACGACAGCGGTGGTGCAAGAGCTAAGTGCATCGGCTGGTCCAATAACACAAGAAACCGCAAAAAGTTTAGCCGCTTATCAAGACATTATTGAAAAACAGGCATTAGAGTTTATTAGGTCAGGCGCAACAAACAATGCATCCAATGCCGTGGATATGGCCAAAAAATTGTATTTAGGTCATTACCAGTTTGATGGCTCGTTGCGGATGCCAGCCAACATGGACAGCGATTACATTACTGATGGCTTACAACAATCATTGGATAATGTTTACAACTCGCTAACTATTGTCGATGTGCCACAAGATTTGACCAGAGCGTACAATGCTAATGAAGCACTAGAAAAATGGAAAATAGATATTGATAACAACCACTTTTGGGTTGCTGACAACCAAACAAAAGGCGCGTTTTTATGGGTCAGGGAACAAAACGGTTCGTCTTACAAAGTATTGCAAGGTGGTGAGCAAGTTTATATGCGGTATAGCGACATGGTCGCAACTAGTATGCAACGCGACGAGACAGCTATAGAAGAAACCATGCAACAAATGACGGTAGCACCATAATGGCACTTTTATTTAAGCAGGGCGCGGCAAGCCAATTTAACCTTCAAGATTTTGAACCGACATTTGGTCAAAAGTTTGGCGCGGTTGTGGATGAAACATTACTTTTAAATCCAGCCCCTGTTTTGTACGGTGCAGTTAAATCTTTATTTGAAAACAATCCTAAATTATCAGCAGATGAGGCTAAAAGTTTTTTAAGCCAATACCCATTTCAAATAACTGAAAAGCCAAAAGACGGCGAGTATTCTAAAGAACAACTGGTAACACTAGCAGAGCGTCAGCGAGAATTGCGGATAGCAGAAGACATTCGCAACCGGACACCGTGGGACTATGGCTCACCTATTCGTGCTTTGGGTATGTTTGGTGCGTCTTTGTTTGACCCTATCAATGTGGCTTCTGCATTTGTGCCGTGGACAAAAACAATCGCAGCGGCTAGAGCATTGGAAGCGGCTCGGTTGTCTTCTTCTGCTGCAACTCGGTTTGTGGGTAGGGCAGGGTTGGGTGCGATTGATGGTGGTATCTCTACTGCAGCAATTGAACCATTTTACGCAGCAGCAATGCATAAAATTGGCGACGATTACGATGCGCTGGACTCAATTGCCAATATTGCATTTGGCACGGCTTTGGGTGGCGGCATTTTGGGTATTGGTGGTGTGGGCGCAGATGCGTTTCGCAAGCTGGCTCGCAGAGAAATACCATCGGATCGTTTTGCAGGGCTGTCGGTTGACGACATCCAGCTTGTACTTGCGTTGGATGTTGAGCTGAAAGCTGGCGGTATGATGCCCAGCACGCTGCGTGCGGTGCTAGAAAGCTACTCGCCAGAAATGCGTCGTGCGGCTGGCTTTGATGCAGAGCTACCACCAATCAAAACCCGTAAAATTAGTTCAGCAGCCACAGTCGTAGCACGCGCTGATGACGGTTTGTCGATGACAGTTAAAAGTCGTATGGGCGCAGTCCAGTCACAAATGGACGGCACAAATTTGCGGATTATGTCGGCACGAATTGCTGACGCAGAAAATGGTGCGGCATTGCTTGAGCGCACGGCTAATGAAGGCATTGATGGCGGTATGTCTGTTGTCAGTGATGCGACTGTGCCTACACAGTTGGCCAGAACAATTGAGGCGTTAGAGCAAAAAGGGTTTGTGGTTACCCGCAATGAAAATACTGTTGACATTGAGCCATCAGAAGCATTTCCAGATGGTGCGGTGCGCAGTGTTGATGGCGAGCCAGTGTATAGAGTAGAGCGTGGCGAAGGCTACCAGCGACCAGAGCAGACAGCACAAGACCAAATTGACATGATGTCACCAGAGACCCGCGAGGCGACGTTTCGTGCTGGTGTGGCGCAAATGCTGTCAGGCTACGGACTGTCAATTGACCCAATTATTAAGACTGACCCGGCATTTCCTGACACAGTTACCGCAGCGGATTTGAAGAAAAATGCTGATTTGTCATTAAAACCTGAGAATATTCGTGCGGCTGACTTTGAGGCAAGCGAGAACATTGAGTTTGACAACCAGACTAGCCAAGCATGGGACAGTCTTGCAGATGCCGAAGCAGCCGTTGCTGATGCTGATACGCTACTAGATCAAACGATTGCGGCTGGGGATCAGGCGTATAAGTATTCAAGAAAAAAAGCACCAACTAAACAAAAGCAAGAAATTGATGATGTGCGTCAAAACGTAGAGGCCGCTGGTGGTAAAAATGTCAATGCGGCAGATGTAGACCAAGTTGTTAATGACGAACGCATTCCGGTAATTACATTGCAAGACTTGGTTGGTAAAAAGATATTTCCGACAATTGCTGACAGAACTGCGGCTGGTGCTGTGTTTACTGGTATTGATAGCAGCAAACCGCAAATCCATATTCCAATGCTTGGTGGCCCATTGTTTCCATTTCGGTTAAGCAATTTGGCCGCTAATGTTGTGTGGGCAAACCGAGGTAAAGGCGTAACATCTCAAAAGGCTGCAAGGCTTAAAGAGGGCGCAAATTACATGATGGTTGTGCTTGGCGATGCCAATATGCATCAGTCTAACTCAACTGTTAACAACGCGTTTTTTGCAACGCTAGAGGCATATACAAGAGACAAAAGGATTACGGGCAAAAACGCCGACAAATTAGTTAACATGATTCGCACCGCTGGTGATGCTGATCCTGTAATTGCCACGGCATTGACAAAATTCCCTGGCTTTGCCAATAGCCAAGTATTAACCAAATATATTGATGGGTTGTCATTTAATGCAAGGCGTAGGCTTTTAACGATTCTTGGCAACAAAGAAGCGTCAAATCTGGGCGCACCACCTCTTCAGCGAATTTTGGATAAAACCAGAGAGCCGGAGTTTGCTGGTAATCGTTGGGGTGATGGCGTATTGATCGTTGAAGTCGATCAGCAAAGTATGCAAGTAGAACTGGGCATGGAAGGCACAACGCCACATCCAGACTTTCCGTTGGGAATTAAAGGCACTGTTGTTGGTCGCCTAGACGTGCCAGTTAATTATGAATTGCTTTGGGAAGATTGGCTTAATCAATCTAAATTAGATGCAATTTCCAGAGGAACGCCAGAAGATAAAGTCAACGTTAGACGCTCGTTTGAGCTTGCAAAGCCAATAGTTGAAATTAGTCAAGACTTGGTTAACAGAATCGGTGTGTTACGGCAGGAAAACATTGATAGTCCATTGCAAGCAAGGATGGCCGCAGACTTTGCCGCACAAAACTGGAAGCCGTCAGGTGTTCCTGTAAACCAAGGCGGTATTTCGCCACAAGCATTTGTTGATGCAGTTCAATTGTCACCAGCGTCTGCAACTATGCGGTTGTTTGACATAAATTTTGTAAAACAAGGCATTAAAGATAAAACACTTAAACTATATCAATTGGGGGATTCCCAAGCATATTTTGCGTTAGAAACCGTTGGCGACAATGTAAATTTGGTTGCATTGGTGAATAACGAACAAGGCGCAAGGGGCTTTTCCGGCGCAATGATTGCCAAAGCAATTGAAGAGGGCGCAACCCATGTAGAAGTTCATGCGGTAAAGTCACTTGAATTTCCTAATGGCTTTTTGCCTACGTTGTACAAATCGTTAGGTTTCAGCGTTGTTAGTGAAAAAGTTACACCTAAAAATCTGTACAAAGGCACAAAGCTCAAAGATGCTGTAGAATTTTGGAAACAGTTTAATAAAAACTTTGACCTAGACAAAGATGGTTTACCGCCACTGGTCACTTTGGAGTTTACAAATGGAAACCGACAAGACGCGACAAAACGCTATATTAAAAATGGCATTGCAGGTCTCATCGGAGGAAGAGCTGAAACAGATGGGACGGCGCTCGCTGACGGACTTCTTGGCATTGATAAGCAAGTCGCTAGAAGAGCAGGAAAACTTGACGAAGGAAGAGATGCTGGGGTTGAAGTCGTTAGCGATGTCAGACCTATCGCATCCAGAGCTAGAGATACAATCCAGTCTGTCGCAAAGCTAAATGACAACGAGTTACGAAATTTAGGTTTAACCGCTGAAGACAGGGCAATTGCAAAAGACTTTTTGCGGTATGCCAGAGGTAGAACCGATGGGTCAGACCTTTCGTTCAATGCGCTTTATTCAGCAATTGAATCATTTGGCGCAGATGCTACAACATTGTTAGATGCTGGGCAAATACGAATTGTTGGCAAAGTATCAGATTTACCAAACGGGCCACATCCAGAAGATGTAACAGGTTGGGTAGCTCCAGACAATACTGTGTATATTGTCGCTGAGAATGTATCGCCAGCCGATATTCGCGGGCTTGTCCTGCACGAGGTCGGTGTCCATGTTGGCATGGAGCGTATGCTGGGCGCAGACGTTTTCCAGTCGGTTCTTAAAGAATTGGATGAGGCCATTAAGCGTGGTGTAAGCTGGGCGCAAGCAGCACGCGACTCTGTGCCAAAGGACACACCAAGGTTATTGGTAAGGGAAGAGCAACTTGCCTACCTAGTCCAGAACGCGCCAGAATTGCCGCTAGTGCAACGAATCATTGCTGCCGTGCGTGCATGGGCATTTCGGACATTCAAAACAGCCAGAGAGCGTATGCAGCTCACTGAGGCTGATTTCCGTGCAATGGCCGCATCTGGGTTGCGGTATGCCGCACGACAGCAGAAACAGGCTGATGGCGCATTGGGCAGTAGATATTCTCGCGCCACAACACAAGACACATCTACAGACAAATCAGAGCTTACGGCAGCTGATGCGGAGGTTGAGCGAGCCAAGGCATATGCGGATGTATTGCGTGCCGCTGCCGACAAGTTAGACAACAATACCCAAGCTGTTGAAGCCATGCGGTCACAAATGCCAGACCTGACAGCACAAGAGATTGACGAGCTGTTAACTGGCTTGCGTACACAGGTCAAGAACCTGCGCGGCATGACCCGCAAGGCTCGTGAAGCGGTAGCGGCTGGTGACACCGCAGCGGCACTACAAACCGAAGCCATGCAAGCGGCAGATATGCTGGCTAACAATTATGAATTAGCAGCAAAAATTAAACGCAGAAACGCGGCGTTGAACATAAACGTCCGCTTAAAAGCAACGTCGTTTATCAATCAATTCCGTGAAAAGGAACTGGACTTTGAAGGCTTTGCGGCTTTACTGGTTGGCTCTGAGCGTGTTCGCATTGGTGCGCGTATATCTGTGGATGCCGAGGCTAAGGCTTTCCGTGGTGAGTTTGTTGGTGGTTTGCTGGCTGATATGGAAAAGGCAGGCTTAAACCAAGCCTTTATTTCTGGCAGGTTTGACCGTGACTTATACGACGCGTTGTGGCGCATGGGTGCTGACACACCAGATATGACGGGGTTGTCACCAGAAGTCATCAAGATGGCAGAAATTATCAACAAATACCAAAATGCGGCCAGAAACCGTCGCAACAGGTTTGGGGCATGGATTCGGGATTTGCAGGGTTACATCACCCGTCAAAACCACGATATGTTTAAGATTCGTGCGGTTACGCAGGACGAATGGGTTAACGTGGTCAAAGACAAATTGGATTTGCCCAAGATGATTCGTTTGGGAATTATTGACGAGACCGATCCCATTGGTTCATTGCAATCAATTTACAATGACTTTGCGTCTGGCTCGCACATGAAGCCGATGTCAGGCGAAGAGGACATTGTTGCACTGGGACGTGGCTCCAACTTAGCAAAACGTGAGTCAGTTAGCAGGACGTTGTACTTCAAAGATGGCCTTGCGGCATTCGACTACCATGCACAGTTTGGAACCGGAAGGCTGGCAGAAGAGGTCTTAATCGGGTTGGATGGCTCGGCTCGGTCAGCGGCATTGCTTAAAACACTAGGTACAAACCCTGAAGCCACATTGACACGGTTGCTAGACGAGTACGAGGAAAGCCTAAAGACCATGCCTGAGCGATTCGACAAGTTTCGCAGCCAGCGTGGGGCAATCATGAACTTCTTGGCGCAAGTTGATGGGTCTGTGTTTATACCTGGCAATGTCAATGCGGCAAAGATCAATGCATTCTTACGGTCATGGACTAGCATGGCCAAACTGGGTGGCGCGTTGATTTCGTCTGTGTCTGACTTGGCTGGTTACGCGGCTGAGTTGCGCTATGCCCAAGACAAAAATATGTTGTCTGGTTTGCTTGATAGCGTTAACGCATTGACCAAAGGCCGTGCTAAAGGCGAACGTGCTGACATACTAGGATCACTAGGAGTGTTCTACGAATCTGTGTCCAGCGGCGTGTCTGCTCGGTTCGACAGCCCTGAACTGGTCAACGGCAAGATGGCTGCGGCAATGCAAGCGTTTTTCCGGTTAAACGGGTTGAGCTGGTGGACAGAGGTCTTGCGCGATGGCGCTGCGTTGTCTCACTCGCATTACATGGCCATGCAAGCCAGCAAAGGGTTTGATGGTATTAACCCTGAGTTGCGCAGACTGTTAACTTTGTACAACATCGACTCAGGCAAGTGGGATTTGATGCGTATGGGTCAAAT